AGTCAGTAATAAAGCTAGAGCCGAAGGCGATACAAACGTACAGGCTCAACCAAATGCTGTTGGTAATTCCAGTATTATTAACCAGAATATGAATATTAATAATGGAATGACAGGTAAACAACAGTTTGGAAACTTAGTTTGTAGTCAACCAACTATGGCAATAACTCCTTTCTATACAGGAAATGATGCACAAGGGGAGGATACTTATTCTATTAACGAGGGTTGGGGAGTTCAAATGAGTTTTATGATACCTCTGGGAGATAATCAAACTTGTAATGATTTAGCAAAAGTAAAGCTAGACCTAGCCAAAGAAGAATTAGACAAACAAGTGCATGATAAACACCTCGTTCGTATTTTGAAATGCCAGCAACTTCACGCATCAGGCTACATGATAAACCCTGCTTCTAAATACGCATACATCTGTAGTGATGTCATTAATATACGAAGTTATGTAAAAGCTAACTCTGATCTTTTTTCTGATTAGTAATTTCTTTTTTAAGTACTTTTTTAAATATCTTTGTCATTATTTTCTTTAGCTGATTTACAACGCTTTGCAAAATTATTGAACCTGTAACTGCTGCTGTTGCTGATACTCCACTAGCTATAACACTAGAAGCTATAACTTCAGGTGCAGGTATTGGGAACTCTCCAAATAGAGGTATATTAAATGTAGCTACAGTTTCTTCACTTGATAAAATTTCTTTGGTGTTTGGCAGGTTTGTCGGTATTGTCTCTGGTGTTACTTCTAACTCTCCCTCCTTTGAAGATGTTGTTTCTTCTTCAGCAGAAGATTCCTGACCTCCCAAACCCGACTCTACCTGTTCCAAACTTGGAAGAAGTAGAGGGTTTAGATAAGGTTCTTCCACTATCGGAGGATAAAAAATTGTTTTAGGCGGAATAAGAATAAAATCTGTATCTGGTAACTCAGGCAGATTTATTTCCATTTTTCTTTTTTGCTTTTGCTAATTTAAGCAATAGAAAATCTTTTTTGCTAATTTTGCCATCTTTATTGGCATCAATTTTTTTTTGATTTCCTTTAAGCATCTGACTCAGGGGTAGTTCTATCTTTAATGATAGCTTGTAATTCAATGCATCTAGTTTTACATTCATTTACAACTTGCAGTGCATCATTGTGCTTTTTTACTGTTGCTTGCAATTCTGCTTGCAATTCTTCGGTTGTTGGTTTTGGCATTGTGGTTAGTTAAAATGGTTTGCCTGTAGCTGTGACAGGTTTATTTATTATAGCAATGTTGTCTTCTAATGACTTTTCTATTGCTGCAACATTATCTGTACCTATTGCAGTTTTAACCCAACCTAATACAGTTGCTTCATCTAACTTTTCGTAAGCAACAAAATCACTAGGCAATGAAGAAGGTTTTGTAAAAACCACTTCTCCTGTTGCTCTATCTTTTTCTGTATCGCCATCTTTTCCAATCACACGATAGATAACTTTGTTGACATGACCATCTGATAAGTCACGTTCCATTGTGTTTACTTGCCACGTTTTAGTAATAGCCATTTTTAAAAATTAAGTAGGTTTAGTAGGAAAGGTAACTGATGATAAATCTAAATTACCTTGTGCATCAAGTTTAGGATCAGCACTTGCTGGCAAATCTCTTAACTGTTGCCTATAAGTTTTCCAAGCATCAGTCATTGTTGTATCAGACAATGCCATATAATCAGTTTCCGTTAGCCTTTCATTTCTTTCAAGTCGTAGTAACCTCATAGGCTCTGCATTATTTAATCTTGTAACTTCAGCATCTATTTCAGCTTCAGTTGGTGCAGTACCACTATCTTGCCAATCAAGTCCAGAGTAATCAGTACCAGACCAAGACCATGTTGCATTAGGTTTTAGCTTTGATAACGCCCAAATTCTATCGTAAATCACCCTTTCACCTCCTGTAAATACATATATGTACGATTGGTTGAAGAACTGCCTAGTAATTTAACAGTACTACCATCAAGACTCATTAAACCAACTTTATAAGTTGTTGATGAAGTTGTACTTGGAGAATCAAGATACCAGAAAGTATGTGTTCCATGACTTATTGAGTTATCACCACCAGTACGATATTGACCACCATTTGCTCTAGCAAGTTGTGTAGAACTTTGTACGTTTCCACGATGTATAGATGTCATAAGCCTTCTATCTCTATCTCCTATACCTTCAAAATCTAATACAGCAATAACTATAACCTTGCTGCTGGTAGCACTTGGGGTTATGGAAGCACTTAGTCCAGTATCAGAATAACTGCCGTTTGAAGAAGTGCTATGGTCGCTGGTTAAAGTTGATATAGATGTAGTTTGTAAAATGTCACCAGCGTTAGAACCTAGTCCTGATGCACTATCAATACTTGAACCATCTACAAAATGTATTGTCATTACGCAACCTCCGCTAGAGCAAACTTATACTTTTTACCATTACGTTTGTTAATCAAGAATAGATCCTCTGCTCCTTCCTGTATAGTATAACTTCCCCAAGTTCCGTCAACGTCATTCTTACCGCCTTCGTTAGATAAGTTAAGGTCATTAGTATAGACGTTTGCCCATCTAGCACCAGTTGAGCCTAAGTCATAAGTGTTGTTAGCTTGTGGTACAAAATGTCCAGACGAGGTAAA